TCTTGTTCCCGTCAACCGGCAGTAAGATCGTGCCTCTTGGTTCGGATAAACCTTTTGACGGTCTGAACCCTTCTTGCATACTGCTCGATGAACTTCATGCGTGGCGCGATCATCACAAGCCGTTCTTTGATACCATGGTCACAGCGTCTGCGGCTCGCCGTCAACCTCTCACCATCATCATCACCACCGAAGGTGACACCAACTCTAAGCTTTGGATGAATGAGCAGAACTATTGCTGTGGCGTGCTATCTGAGTCTCACCACGACGAAACGATCTTTGCCATACTTTACTCGATCGACGAAAAGGATGATTGGTCTGATCCTAGTGTTTGGATTAAAGCCAACCCAAACCTTGGCGTCAGTGTGAAGCTCGATTACCTAAAAGAGTTCTGTAACTCGGCAAAGCATAACAGCGAAAAACGTAACCAGTTCCTTCGATACCATTGCAACCGCGTTGTCTCTGCCACGGAATGGGGCATTGACCTAGGACTGTGGAAGTCGGTTGGACAACCACTGAGCGACTGGCGAGATGCTGATTGCGTTACAGTTGGCTTTGACCTCGGTGGCTGGGATGACTTAGCAGGCCTTGCGTATTGTGCTCGGTTCGAGGACGGTGTTGAGCATGACGAGCATGGTCATGAAAAGACGAGCTACCGATATGAGTTCATGACGCAGGCTTACATTTACGCACAGTCAAAGCGTGATGTATCAAAACTACCGTGGCTTGATTGGTGCCACATTGGCCTGTGCAAACGGGAAGAGTTTGTGATTGGTGCGATCAAGCGGCAGATCCTGGCTGATCACGAAAGTTATGGATTTGAGGCTGTTGCCTACGATCAATTCAATGCACAACAACTCGGCGAAGAACTTGTTGCGGCTGGAATCAAGGCTTTAAGTTTTAGGCAGAACTTTCTCATGTACAATGAGCCGCTGCATAATTTCCTTACCTTACTAGAACGCGGGAAAATCCGGCACGACGGAAATGATCTGCTATCATGGTGCGCTGGCAACCTTGCCATTAAACGTGACAGTGCTGATCGCTGGATGCCGTGCAAGAAATCATCCAAAGACAAGATCGATCCGCTGGTTTCATGTTTAATGGCTTTTCGGCTTGCGATGCTTTCCCCTCCAAAACCAAAGGGCAACCTTTTCGTCTACTAGGAGTTTTCGATGGCGACACTGGCTCGGCCTGTACAGTGGCTGATTGATTTTTTTACTGGTGGTCTCAATGAAGGAGATCGCCGGGTAACAGCTGACTCTGCGCTGAGTTACGCTCCAATCTGGTACGCAGTTAACAAGATCTGCAACAATATTGGCCAACTGCCACTTAACTTCTATCGAAAGACAGAGGACGGTAAGGAACGGGCAATTGATGACGATCGCCATATGCTGCTGCATCTGAAGCCAAATTCATTTCAAACGGCGACGGTATTTAAGTCTCAGATCATGAGCCATGCGCTACTGTGGGGCAATGGTCGGGCTTACATTAACCGCAGCGGACGCAGGATTGTTGAGCTTATTCCGATCTTGCCAGACAGGACAATTACGGTCTTGATCGAAGGCGAGAAGTATCATTTGACTAAACCAGCCACTCACGATCGCTTGACGCTATTCGAGGATATGAGCCAAGAATCAGGCATGCGTGATATCGTTATCTTGCGAGACTCGGAGGTCGTGCATATTCCAGGGTTTGGATATGATGGCATCGAAGGGTTGTCTCTGCTTCAAATTGCTGCTCGCAGCTGGAACGCTGGTATTGCCGGTGATAAGCGATACAACACACAGGCCTCCAAGGGATTTTCTGCCAAGTTCATGATCGAAGCACCTCCAGGTATGTTTCGTAATGAACAGGATGCCAAAAACTTCCTGAACAACATAAACGAGTACCATGCTGGACCTGAAAACGCAGATAAAGTCGGTATGCTGCGTGAAGGCATGAAGCTCCAAACCATGGCGATGAGTAACCAAGACGCTCAGTTCTTGGAAAATCGACGCTACCAGCGGCAAGAGGCTGCCTTGTGGTTTATGCTCGAAACGATCCTGGGCGACGGATCAGCCGAAAGCTACAAGTCTTTTGAGCAAAAGAACATGGCTTATTTGACCAACTGCTTAATGACCTGGATCGTTAAGTGGGAACAGGAACTGAATGTCAAACTGCTATCGTCGCGTGAAATGCGAAACGACACCCATTTCTTCAAGTTCAATACTGCCGCGTTTATGCGTGCCGATTTTGCTACAACTATGCAATCTCTACGCAGTGGTGTGGAAGCTTTGATACTCAATCCTAACGAGGCTCGCGATATTTTGGATTACAACAACCGAGATGGTGGCGACGAGTTTGTGAATCCGAACACCTCCACTCAAATGGCAACGGTTGAAGACAGTCCAGATGAGGAAGAGGACGACATGGACGACTCTGACTCCGATGGCGAAGCTATGGCAAAGTACGAAGCCATCAACTTTAAGCCGCCAAAGGGTGTACGTGACGAAGCTCGCCAAGGCCTAGAGTGGAGGCGTCAATTCAATCGCGGCGGAACCTCGGTTGGTGTTGCTCGAGCGCGGGGACTTTCCAATGGTACAGCAGTTTCGGCTGATGTCGCAAAACGCATGAAGAGCTACTTTGCACGCCATGAAGTGGATAAGAAGGCATCTGGGTTCTCTCCTGGCGAGCCTGGATACCCATCGGCTGGTCGAATTGCCTGGGCACTTTGGGGTGGCGATGCAGGGCAAGCTTGGAGCAATAAGCTAGTACGCCAAATGGACGCAGAAGACGCCCAGAATCAAACTGACTCAACCGGTATTTCAACTGAGAGGATCGCGATTCGGTCTCACCTAGAGCATCTCGTTGGCGTTGAGAAGAAACGTCTCATGGCGTTTGCCGAGAAACCTGGGAGTTTTATCAACAAAGCAGATGCGTTTTACGGCAAATTCCAAGCGACACTTTCGGCCGCCATTGAAAAGTTCGGTGTCGATCGAGACTTCAGTAGTCAGTGGTGTGACGCAAGCAAGAAGATCGTGCTTCAGGTTAGTGAGTGCCAACCAGATCAGTTGGTTTCAAAGCTTGAAGAAGAGTTAGTAACATGGGAATCTAGAATTGACATTTTAACCGATAAGGTGCTCGACGATGCTTAGTCTTACTGGTAGCGAGATCCTGCTTTATGGAATCATCGGCCCAAGCGAACTCGGTTACATCAGTGCAATGGATGTCATCGAGACTTTGGCCGCGGTTGAAAACAAAAACATTGCCATCAGAATCAACTCCGCTGGTGGATCTGTGGATCAAGGGATAGCCATTTACAACTCGATCAAGCGCCGCCGAGGTAAAACTACGATCTTTATAGACTCGGTGGCAGCGTCAATTGCTTCCGTGGTTGCTATGGCTGGTGACGAGATCATCATGGCAAAAGGCTCAAAGCTGATGGTTCACAAACCGTGGACTATGGTGCAAGGCAATGCCGAAGATCTTCGCCAAATGGCAGACCTTCTCGATAAGTACAGTGAAGGACTTTACGACATCTATGGCGACCGGACTGGATTGCCGCGCGAACGACTAGAGGAGATGCTGAGTAAAGAAACTTGGCTGACTGACAAAGAAGCTGTTGAGCTTAAGTTTGCTGACTCCATCGAAGGCGTTGTGACTGAATCACCAAGCGTACCAAAAGGCATGTTTGCTGAGGTGCCACAAGATGTTCAGCAGGTCGAAATGAAGTCTACCAAAAGGATTGATCAACTTCGGCTAGCTATGAAAATCCAAGAGCTACGCCGACCTAGATCGGTCTAATTTGACAAAATAAGAAAACGTGATAGAGTAATTGTTCGTTCGCGACATTGCAGCTAGTTAGTGGCATGTGGCAATCAGACGTTTTGTTTGGTTTGCAGGTGCCACTTTTTTCGTGCGCTCCTGCTGGTTCATTCTTTCGTAGGAGACACAGCAGTGTCGTTATCAGAAAAAATCCGCAATCAGATCGCGGAAAAGACTGCCCAGATGCAAGCAATGCAAGAGCTTGCCCTCAATGAAGACCGCGACATGACGGTCGAAGAAAAGACTCAGGCTGACGAGTTGCTCGCTCAGACCGAAGGACTCGGCAAAGACCTCGAGCGATCGATGAAGATCGAGGCTAAAGCCAAGGAGATCTTGAACACTCGCCCTATCGGTGGAGTGGCGACTGGTGGTGTGAAGGATCTAGTACCAGCCACTGTTAAGCGACATGGCAAATTGAAGGCTTTTAAGAGCGACTTAGAGGCTTATGCCGCAGGTCAGTTTTTGCGTGCAACCATCGGCAAGAACGATGTTGCAGCAGCATGGTGCAAAGAACACGGCATCATGAACGTGCATTCGACCACGACCAACAGTGCCGGTGGCTATCTCGTTCCTGAAGGATTCGAGAACGCGATCATCAATCTTCGCGAAGAGTATGGCGTTTTCCGCCAGAACGCTCGCGTATATCCGATGACCGAACCAATCGTCTATGTACCTCGTCGTCAAAGCGGCTTCACAGCCTACTATGTCGGCGAAAACTCCGCTGGCACCGAATCAGATGCCTCTTTCAGCCAAGTGAAGCTCGACGCCAAGAAGTTGATGATCTATACTCGTCTGAGCCAAGAACTCAGCGATGACGCGATCATTCAGCTTGCCGACTTCGTTGCCCAGGAAATGGCTTACGCCTTCGCCGTGCAGGAAGACCAAGCAGGATTCTTGGGCGATGCCTCGAGCACCTATGGCGGTATTCTCGGTTTGCGAAGTGCATTGCTTGCAGGCAGCACCGTTACTGCGACTGCTGGCGACGACACCTTCGAAGAGCTTGAATACGCGTTCTTCCAAAACGCCGTGGGCAAGTTGCCACGATTCCCAGGCATCCAGCCTAAGTGGTATGTCCACAATGCACTTTACTGGAACGGCATGGTTCGCTTGGCAAACGCAGCTGGCGGAAACAACATCGCGAGCGTGCAAGCAGGACCAATTGGTTTGTCCTTCATGGGCTATCCAGTTGTGCTCGTCAACGCGCTACCAAGTGCCTTGACGACCTTGGCGAGCACCGTTGTTGGATTCTTCGGTGACTTGGCAATGACTGCAACGATGGGCAGCAAAGCCGGAATCTCGATCGTCACCGATAGCAGCCGCTACTTCGAGTACGACCAGATTGCAGTTCGCTGCACACAACGCTACGACATCGTGGTGCATGAAGTCGGAACCGCATCTGCTGCTGGACCGATGATCGCCTTGAAGATGGGCACTGCCTGATCTTAGTGGCTAAGTAAAAAACATCCATTTTCATAAGCGAGGGTTTATAAAACCATGATTCAGTCCCAATTAGTAAACCGTGCAATCCTAATTGCACCGAAGTCTTGTGCTTCGAATACGACCACCACCGCAAGTTTGGATTTGGCTGGTGCAGATTATGCAACCATCGAAATCGCATTTGCTGCGGAACTGAACACCAACGCGACCGGACCTACCATTACCTTGGAAGAAGGTGATGCCGTTTCGTCCGTTGCGACGTTCAATGCAAGCTTCAATAAGACCGCATACGACTGCACCGCAGCCAATGTGTTGGTCTACCATATTGATTGCAAGCCTCGTAAGCGATACCTCAAGCTATCGATTACGACGCCCAACTCTTCCAACGATGTTATCTTGGCTGGTGCCTTGAGCAATCTGTCCAAACAGATCTCTCCAATTGGCACGACCGACCAAGGTAGCGTGGTTGTTATCGGATAAACCCACGACGCCTTTCTCGTGGGTTCCTCCGGTGGTGATGGCCCTAGCCACCGGAGGTTTTAGGGCTTCGAAAGGCATGTATGGATTTACCAGAAGGCATTCAGTTCCGAGGGCAATTGCTCCAAGATCGCTGGGTGTATCATCAGTTATCACGAATGAAGTCGTCGATGAATGAAGGCTATTTTGTCGACATCGGCTGCAATGATGGAGTGATGATCAATAACACCTTAGTGTTTGAGCAACTCGGATGGAACGGTTTTTGTGTCGATGCTGACGTTCGAGCTTACGAAAAAGCTTGTCGTTCGCGAGTTTCGCCAGTGGATTACGGTGCCGTATGGAGCGAGTCTGGGCAGCCGCTGATGTTTCAGCAGCACGAAGAGTCGCTTTTATCAAGCATTGGAGAAACTGGCAAAGAAGTTATTAGCGTATCGCTTAACGACCTCTTGAGTCGATATAATGCACCTGAAGTGATCGATTACATTTCGCTGGATGTGGAAGGCGCTGAATGCGATGTGCTGTCTGGATTTGACGATGAAGGCTATACAGTCAAATGCTGGACGATCGAGCACAATGGAGACAGTGAGCGAATCAGTTACTTGGTTCGCTGGCTTATGGATCGCAACTACTTAATTAAGTTCGTTGCGTGGGATTTGTTTGCGGTTTTGGATACTCACCCCATGGTTGTGAAAGGCTGACCTATGAGTGAAGATGTGACAAATTTTAAGGTAGCGGCAATGATGACGCTGCCACGGTACGAAAACGTCTATTGCCGGAACGTGATCGACGCGGCTTTGCGAGAGGTCGGGATTCCGCTACAAACGGCACAAGGCGTGTTTTACGGTCAGTGCATGCAGCGGCTTTTTGATCGAGCACTGCAACACGACATCGATGTTGCAATTACAATTGATTTCGATTCGATATTTACCGGCAAAGATATCATGGCGTTGCTACAGACGATGGCGAACAATCCGCACATCGATGCGTGTGCCACGATGCAAGCTCGACGCGGTGGTCACTTTCCGCTGATGACGATTAAAGGTCAGTCAAAAGTTGACTGGGACGGAAATCCAATTGAGGTTTCGACAGCTCACTTTGGCTTGACAGCGATTCGGCTCAATAAGCTTCAAAACATGCCAAAGCCATGGTTCTGGTCAACTCCTGGCGAAGGTGGTGACTGGGAAGATGACACTGGCAAGGTTGATGACGATATTTACTTTTGGAAGAACTGGACCTCGGCAGGCAATACTCTCTATGTGAATCCGAACATTTGCATCGGTCACATGGAAGAAATGGTGGCAATCCATGATGCCAACATGCAGGTCGTCCACATGTATCCAAAAGCTTGGCGACAATGGGTTGATGGTGCAGATCGAGACGCTCACGTAGCAATCACGGCAGAGGAACCTGAAGTTGAACAATCCACGCCTTAAACGACTTACTGGTGCTTATACTAGCTTGACGCAGTACACTGACAAAACGGTGTATCCGCTGACGGTCGGTGAGGTCAAAAAGCAACTAGAAATCGAAGACAGCGAGACAGCGCATGATGAGTTCATACAGAATATCCTCTACGCTGTCACGCAGGCGTACGAACATGACACTCAGCAGAAGATGACCAGTGAAACCTGGGTCATGAAGCTTGATCAACTCAGTGGCGATTACTTCGACTTGGCACATCGCCCAGTTGCATCGATCACTCACATCAAATACTACGACTCTGGCAATACGCTGCAAACCATGTCGACGGATATCTACGCTCTCGATGGAGAGACAGGTGGAGTTCCAGGTGGCAACAGTCGCGTGATGCTGAAGTACAATGAAGATTGGCCTGATTTGGCCGATCGCTGGGATGCAGTAGAGGTTCGATATGTTACAGGTTACGGTGCGACTGCTTCGGATGTTCCTCAAATACATAAGCAAGCCATGCTGCTAATGGCGACCTTACTTTTTGAGCACCGAGGCGAACCAACATCGGTGAACTTGAAACTTGGGACTGCGTATGAATGTCTGGTAACGCGATTTCTAAGGCCTAGCTATCCATGAGCATTTACCAAGGCAATCGGAATCAACAAATCGGTCCAATGCGTCACCGCATCATTGTGCAGCAAATGCTAGAGGTCGCGGATTTGACGACAGGACAGCCAACTCGAACTTGGTCAAACTTCGGTGTGAATGTTCC